GCTTCGAGCGTGCGCGGATTATCACAATGTGGGCAATCAGGCAGCGGCCTGGCCGTCATGCCACCCGCCCGCGGTGCTGCAGCAGTTGCCGGATGATCCGGATTTCCTCAGTCAACGCATCAAAGCGTTGCACCATCGCTTCCTGCCTGGCTTCAGAGCCCCGCTCGAGCGCCGACATGCGCCCGTGCAGCGCAAACATCCACGCCACGACCAGGGTCAACACGCCCACAATCACCCCTATCAGGGTGTCTACTGATACCGTCATCGGTCACTCCAGTAAATAGGGATATGCGGCAATGAATGGAAGGGCCGCCCGCGATGGGATGAGTTGACCGATTGACAGGTGAACGGACAGAAGCGTGCACGGCGGTATTGTAACGGTTCAGCTTGCATCTGAAGCCGCCAGTTGCACGGAATATTTAGCCGGTGAAGGGCCCGAAGCTGCCGGCGCCGCTGTTGATGATGGTGCCGATGAAGGGCGCGAACGTCATCCCTGTGACCACCGTAGGCGCCGCAATGGCCCACGCGAAGGCCGCCCCAGCTCCAGCCGGGCTGCTGGTCGGCGTGCTGCGAATATCCCAGAGGTGCCCATCCTCAAGCACGAGCGAGCCGCTCACATCATTGCCCGTCGTGGCCGCATCGCTGATCGTGACGGACAGCGCCCCGCTGGGCGTGCCGGCATCCAGCCGCATGTCGTATTTGTAATTGTTGCCAGCGCCAGGCGCCGTCTGCAGCCGCACATACATCGTGCCTAGTGTGAAGGTGCTGATGAATGTTGGATCGTCGCGGTCAGTTTCCGTCGCGCTCCAGCCAGTGGTGCTGTTGTAAATGGGCCAGCCGTAATTCACCACGGAGCTGCTCGAGCCGGTCGTGTGCCGGCAGTTCAGTTGACACTCGCCATCCGTGTCTGCCGTGATGGTGATACCGGCTTGAATGCGTGACAGCGTGGGCCCGCTGACGCCATCCGCTTTGAGCGAGAGCCGATCCCCTGGCGAGATGGGTAGCGTAAACGTGCCCGTGACGCCGTTGGTCGTGTTGCCGGTATTCACCAGTGTATTGACGGTGCCGCCGGCCCCATCCTGCAGCACGCCGTTTTTCACAAGCCAGAAATCCCACGAGTTACCGGCCCCTGGCGCCGTCACGGCCCGGACTGACATCGAGGTCACGTTACCCGCCACAGCAATCAGATCTTCGTTGACGGGCGGCGTGGTCGTTGTCCACGTCACACCCGTAAACGGCCCGTGCACATAGTAGGGCCCACCCGTGCCGCTCAGCGCACCGTTGCCGGAGGCGTGCGCGCACGTATACCCGCTCTCCCCGTCATTCGTGCTGGTGAATTCCGCGAGCAGGTAGCATTCGGTAATGGCGGCTGGCGTGCCAGAGCCAGCATGCGCGCACCTCAGCAGATCGCCAGGGGAGACGGCTAGCGTGTTGACGATGTCGCGGTCGGAGACTTCGGCATCGTTGATCGTCACCGTGACCGTGGCCGCCGTCGTCACGTTGGTGAAGGTAAACGCGCGTGACTTCGTGGCCCCAGGCGCTACATCAATGATGACGAGAAAATTCCCGAACGTGCCAGCCGTGGGCCACACGACTTCAGGCGTGCCCTGAAACTGCGTATTGAGCACGGGCCAGAGCGCGGATACCGCCCCAGTGCCAGGCGGCGTGCTGGCGAAGCAAAAAACCGGCTGAACCGTCAACTCACATCCACGACAAGCAGTGCCACGACTTGCAGCACGCCACTGGGCCCTGGTGAGCCTTCCGGCACGACAAAGCGGAACATCTGCCCAGCCGTCACGCCCAGCGTGACACCCGTCAGCGTCGTATCCTCTGCGTAGTCTGCGCCGTTGAGCTCGAGCAGTGAGCTGCCCATGATGTTATCGGTGCTGATGGGTGGGTAGTGGTTGCTAGGATGCTCCGCCCACACGTCTACGAGAATATCGCCAGGCGTCACCGCGGCATCCGTAGCGTAGATGACAGAGGCCACGATGGTGCCGTCCATGTCTGCGCGGGCGATACCCTTGTTGCCGGCCGTGATGACGTTGGTGCCGTCCCCGATGACGCAGCCAATCGTCTTGTAGGGCACCGGAGGCGCAGGGCTGCCCCCGCCTGCCGGATCCGTAAATGCGCCGGTGCCGTCTAGGTAGAGTGTCGGGTCACCAGGGAAGCCGTCCAGCGTCGTGACGTTGACGGGATCGCTCCCAGCATCCGCATGCGTGGCCGCGTGGGCTGGCGTGCGGAGCCCGCCCGTGCTGGCCACGGCCCCAAGCTGGGCGCGCAGCTTCCTGATTTCAACCAGTAACCATTCGGCGTCAGGCTTCATGATAGCTAGCTTTAATACGCGGCACGCTATTATAGGAATCGGCCTGAAACTGTAATAACGTCACGGTGAGCCCGGCCGGTCATAGCCGATCAGATCCTCGCAGTCGATCGCTTCTGCGATGACTTCGCGCCGCTCCACGTCCACGCCAATACTCACCAGTTGCGCGAGCCGAATCTCAGTCGCGCTGGTCGCTACCGCTGGAAATGCCTTGTATCTGATGTAATCGCCAGCTTCGAGGTAGGCCAGCGAATCGTCGTTATGGTTAGGGCCAACTGGTGCCCGTAAACCGATCGTGCTTGCCGGATGCAGCGAGCGGTGCAGCTCGATCTGGGCCAGATGATTCAGCGCCGTGATGCCTGGCGCATACGGGTAATCGATCGTCTCGCTCGTTTTCTCCGTGCCACCATAGAGATCGCGCACCGTTGTATTTACGGCTGAATCGCTCGTTGTCCAGACGCCAGTCGCCGGATTCTTGTCGCCCTGAAATGGCACACGGAACACCTGCCCGGGCCAATCCAGCACGGTATCAAAGCTGTCTTTCAAGATGTCGAGCACATCAGTGTAAAGCGGCGCCGCGGCCTTGATGGTTTCCGTAGGGCTCATCATAAACACGCGATACTGCCCATACCGCGTGATGACGTTCTGCACATCGCAGCTCCGATTCCATGCCGCGATCCAATCGCGCACGCTCGCGCGCTCCCCGTTGGCACCGATGACGGCCGCGCCGATGTAACCGGGCGTTACCGCTGGCGAGCCGCCCGCATCCGGTAGTCGTATGACGCCCAGCGCGGAGCAGGCATCAAAGCTGGCGAGGTCGATCATGGCGATGGACGCGCCGAAGGCGTCCCAGAGCGGACACGTCAGCCAGTCGCCGCTGTGGTAGCTGTCCGCGCCTCGGTGCGCCACATAGTTCACCATCCAATGTTTGTATTGCTGGATGCGATCAAGCTCGCACTCGCCTGAGCCATCCCCCACCGACTCGACACCATCCACAGCCACCGTAAGCTGTCGCCGCCCGAGCGCGCACGCATCGGGATCCGTCAGGTCGGCTTCGTCCGCAAACATATCCGTGACGAGCCCTCGGATGAGCGTGTAGCGGCGCGTGATGCCGAAGTTGTCCACGTAATCGTTGTAGACGGCCCCGAACTGGGCATTGTGCGATGGCCAATGCGGCACCATCCACTGCGTGCCTTCGTCCGCGCTGCGGTCGGAGCCGTCCACGCGCCAGGTGGGGATGTCCGCGCACGCATGCCCAGCCACGAGCCAGACGTGATACGCCGTCGCGCTCACATCCTGAATGCCTAGATACGTCGGCAGCACGCAGAATCCGAATTGCGATGCCACGTCCACGTCAGGCACGCGCCGATGCTGCCCATAGATGGTGGGCTCAGGCGTCTGCAGATCGAGGTTCTCTGAAACGCTCGTCAACTGCCCGAGCATCCCATCCCCGATAATCCGGTAGGGCAGGATGGCCTGGTCACTCAGGATGAGGCTGGACACCAGATCGCCCAGCGTCACGCTCATGCCTTTCGGCCGCGTCGGCTGCGCGTCAATCAGCGGGCCAGTGAACACCGTATACCAGGCGCCCTTCGCGGCACGGTTGGCGCGATTCGTCATCTTGACGACGTGCGCGCCCTGCCAGTAGCGGTCTACGGGTGAGACGAGCTGCTGCCTGAAACGGCCATCATCGATAAATTCCGTCTCGTAGGTGCTGCCGGTCCATTCCCCCGTGCGGCGGTTGGACGCTCTGCGGATGCCGGTGCCGGGCCGCTTGACGAATGGCTCCTTGTGCCCATTCTCCACATCGGATGGGCAGGCCATTTCCACGTCAGAGTATGAGTCCACCACGCGGGACATCTACGGAATCTCCCGCGGCCAGTGGTGCACCATGTAGGGCCCAATCTCCCCGAGGATGGGCAGGTCGCCAGGCACCTCACCGCCGCCACTGTCCGCGTCGGACGTATCCTGAATGAAGCCCCACGAGATATTGCCGGAGGATGGAGAGCCACTCTGCGTGGCCTTCAGGCCAAACGTATTGCCGAAATCAATTTGCACATCGTGAATCAGATCCTCTTCGATCTGGTCACTATCGCTCACCGTCACGGCCAGCAGTTGCGGCACCGTATCCAGCGTGGTTTCAAACGTGCGGCTATCGCCTGTGCCGGGCGCATTCTCTGCGTAGAGAATGAAATCAGACAACGCGAAGTGTGAGTAGCCGCCTTCACTCTGGCTCGCGCCGTTGTCCGCACTGTCAAACCCCGTCAGGCGCGGCGAGAAGATCGGCGCATAGGTGCCGGGCGGGCTGCTCGTGAGCGTGGACACCTGCCCGCAATAGGGCCACTGATTCGCCACGCTCGATGTAAATGTGACGCCCATACTGCAGGCCCACTGCGCGCCGTCGGCATCGCCGCAATCCCAGCGCGTGTAGAGCAGATCGCCACGCGACACGGACAGACTAAAGCTCGTGGACGCTTGCGAGAAGTTGGCCGCAGACGTGAGCGTCAGCCGCGTGTCAGGCGTGCCACCGCTGCCATTCTGAGCTACGAAGGTGGCGCCCGTATCGGTGCTCTTGTAGATGGTAAATAGGCCCGTGAGGAATCCCGCCGGCAGCCCGCGCCGCAGCCGGATACGATAGCCCGTCACCGTGCCATCAATCGGCATGACGTTGGTGCAGCTACTCGGCGCCCCGTCGATATCCCGTGACCATGGCGCGATCTGCGCGAGCACGCCGCCAAACTTCACCGGGTAGGAGTTGAGCGCGCCGGCCCCATTGCCAAAGAAGACGGCCTGCGTGGCGCCAACTGTCTCTACCTCATAACTAAAACGCGCAAATCCAGCGCTGACGGCTCCGCCCGCTTCGTCACACCGCAACGCAACCCAGTCGCCTTCCGAGAGTGATAGGTCCGGCGACTGAAACGACCCAAACGTCGAGTCATCAGCGATGACGAAACTGGCCGCCGTGTCCACGTCATTGACCATCAGCGTAAACGTGCGCGAGGCCCCGGCCCCTGGCGCAGTCGAGATGTGCAGAAACATGTTGCGGATGGTGCAGGCAATGGGCACGACATCACCCACGGGCACGGTGGAGATGCCCTCGCGCAGCCCGCCTAGCAGATTGCTATACGTCGTGCCGCTGCCAATCGCAGACGGGCTCGAGCCGCTGACGACCTGGATCATGGCCAGGGTATGCCGCGCGAGCACTCACGCACGGCAAACGGGAAGCTGTTGAAGTTGGGATCCGTGCGCGTGCGGCTCCACGCGGATTCCTCGAACCGCACATACCACGCATCGTTGCGCGTCTCATCGGGGATGAGCAGCCAGCGGCTCACGCGCCCAGTGGCGGAGCGAGCGAGGCTGATGAATTCCTCAGCCTCATAATCCCTGTATCCGAGCTCGCCATTGAAACGGCGCCGCTTCCCGCCCAGCGGCTCGACGTATTCCACGCCGAGCTCCGTCTCCTGATCGAGCACGCCGAATTCCTCGCGCTCCTCCACGCCCCAGCGCACATCGGTATCAATCTGCCGCAGCGCGCCCACCAGCAGCACGTTGCCGATAAAGATTGGGTAGGAATTATTAGGGCTACCCTCGCCAATAATGAGCCGCCAGAATTGGAAGGTAGGCGAGCCTGAGAGCTCCACCCACGGGCTGATCGAGCCGTCGAGCGGCTCCTCCGTCCACGCCGGCACGGTGATCGCCTGCGAGCCGGCCGGGCTGCCCCAACTATCCGTGGTATTCCACTCGAGCACGCAGGACAGCCCCGGATCGAGGTTGTGGTAGATGATCGCCACGGCCGCCACATCCACGGCCATGCCCATGTCAAACACAAACCAGCCATCGTTGGTCGTGAGCTTGGCCGGGTTGGCTGGGTTGGGATCCGTCAGGTTGACGGCCGGGTAATCGGGATCCTCTGCCGATGCCGTGACCGTGGGGCTCAGATTCGTGGTGCGGTCATCCCGCGGCAGCGCGTAACGGCCGAACATTAGTAGCCCACCAGTGCCCGGCGATGCCCGACGCGCAGCGGGCCATCGAGTTGAATCTCACGGCTCAGCGTGCGCTTGAAGGCGTCAGACTTCACCAGATCGCTGATGCCCTTCGCATCAATGGCATGGACGTGCCACGTCAGATGCACCGCTGATGACGCACCAGCGGCCGCGGCGCGCGGCTGGATGTCCTCGCCAAAGCTGCCACCGTGCAGGATGGCCGGCACTACGGCCCCAGGCGGCACGAAGCCGCCCATCGCAAACGACTTCAGGTCGCGGCCCTTCGTGGCGGTGAATTCCACGATGGGCTTCCACGCCTTGCGGATGTCGCCGGTGCCCTTCGCCTTGACGAAGTTGACGAATAGATCGTGCTTCTTGTATTTGCTCAGGAAGGCATCCAGCCCATAGAAGCCTGGCGGATTGTTGGCGTCCCGGTGCGTGTCAAAGGTGGCAAACTGCGCGAGATCCTTGTCGCGGATGTCGTTGCCCTTGTTGCCCTTGAAGTGCTTATACAGCAGCGTGCCACCGATGATGATCGCGGCCGCCGTGGCCACATATGGATTGGCGAGCAGTTGCGGATTCTTCATCAGAATGCTCGCCCCTGACTGGATGCCCTGCTGCGCCAAGCTGCTCCCGCCACCGCCGCCGCCACTCCCACCAGCAGCGCTGGCCACGCCACTCGCCAAACTCGAGCCGATCTGCTCGCCCAGCTTGGCCGCCGCAATGCCCTTGACCATGCCGCCAAGGAAATCCGTCAGGAAGCTCTTGAGAATATCGCTCAGGATCTGCGCGATGCTGCGCTGAATGGAATGCCAGATATCGAGCATGCCATCCTTGAAGGTGCGTGCCCCGACCAGCATGTCAGCGAACCCGTCACTAATGGACTGCACGACGGTCTGCCCAAGGTCGCGCATGTTGTCCATCGTCTTAGTGAAGATGTCATGCGTGTGCTTGAGCGCTTCAATCTTCTCGGCCTCGCCGTTTTCCCAGTCCTCCGTCATCGCGCGGATCGTCGATTCGTGCTCGCGCTGGAGCTCCTGATAGGCCGCCTCGCCGTCTGCCGTCGAGCGGTCGAGCATGGCGGCCCGAATCTGGAATTCGCGCTCTGCATCCTGCTTCGCTAACTCCAGCTTCCGCTCTGACAGCGCCCGCTCCATCAGATAGATCTGCTGCCAGGATGCGCCAGCCATCTTCGCCATCTCGATTTCGTGCTCCATCTGCTTAGTGGCGATGTCCTCCTCCACCTTCGCGCGCCGCTGCCGCGACTCGATGATCACGTCGTTGGTTTCTGCGTGCGCGTCCTGCCGCTTAATCTCGCCCTCCATGTCACCGCGGCCGATGCTGATCTGGCTCAGGTCGGTATTCGCCACGGTGAGCGCCTTGGCAAACTCGGCCGCATCCTTCAGGCTGTCCGCGTAGAGGTCCACGACTTGCGTGGCGATCTTCATCGTGGACGCAATCTGCTCAGTGCTCAGCCCCAACTCTTTGCCGGCCGCAATCTCCGCCTTCTGCTCATCGGTCAGCCGCAGCATCCGCAACTGCATTTCCTTCAGCGCGGCCGTGATCGTGGCGAAGCCGAGTGACCATTCCTTAGTGCTCTTGGTGGCCGCTTTCGATTGCGAGGTGTAGAGCGCAATCATTTCAGCCGTCACAACCGTTTCGCGCTTGACCTTGTTCAGCGTCACCGCGATGTCTTCGTTCTTCTCGCCAAGATCCTTGGCCGCATCAATCTGCCTGCGGTCCTCTGCCGTCAGCGTGGCGACTTGCTTTCGCAGTTCCGCCAACTGCTGCGTGTAGGTCTGCGTCAGGCCGGCTTCGGTAGCGAGCAGATCGATGTTGGTTTTGCGGGCGTTGACGGTGCCCATCGCGATCCGGTTGTTCGCCTCTTGGACGAGCCCCCAGATATTCCAGACATGAACAAGCAAGCCAGTCTCGGCGGTGATTTCCTTGATGGCCAGCACCATCTCTCCAGCCTGGCCCACGAATTTCTGAATGCCGGTGCCGACATTCGACCACATGGCATCCCAATCGTTACCAAGCTGATCGAGCGCCTTGAGCTGTCGCTCTGTGGCCACGTCCGCCGCATCGGCTGTCTTCTTGTAGTCCTGCGCGGCAGCCGCGGCAATCTCGCCCCATGTCTTTCCAAACAGCATCACGCCCAGCCGATTCCGCTCCGTAGCGGATTCAACTTTACTGAGCGCGGCGACGATGGTTTCCCACTGCTGATCAGCCGTCTGCGTCTTGAGGATTTCCCACTGCACGCCATACTGCTGAAGCACGCGCACGGCTTTCCGCACTTCATCGCTACTGTTGGCGATCCGCACACCCAACTGAAACGACGCGCGCGTCATCGCCTCGATGTCTGTGCCAGATTGCTTGGCCACGAACGCCATCCGCTGGAGCGTGTCTGTCGTGAGGCCGGTTTTCACTGACAGGTCGATCATCTGGCCGGCACTCTCAAACGCATTTTTAGCCATCGCCAGGATGGCTCTGCCGGCGGCATAGATGGCATTCGTGGCCAGGCCAGCCACAAACGAGCCGAATGCCGCAGCCAGCGCCACCGTGCGCGCCGTGAGTGTCTGCGTCGGTGGCACCGCTGCGAGCGTGGCCTTGTGCAGCGCGAGCATGGCAGCCGGTGCCGTCTGCCCCAGCACCTTATACTTGCCGATAGCCTCCGTCAGCTTGGCGTTAACCTTGGCTTGCTCTGCAATGGTGAGCTTCGTGGCGCCGCCAATCTTCGCCACCGCCTGCACCATGCTGTTGGCGGAGTAGAGCAGCTTGTCGCCCGCAAACGCCTTCGCCATCCGCTCCGCTTGCGGCGTGAGCTTGGCGATTTCGTCACTGATGGTGTGGATGCCCTTGGCCGTCTTCTGCGTCGTGGCGGCAGACTTCGCCATCGCCGCATCAAACTGTGCGGTATCCGCCGTGAGCAGCGCTTTCAGGACGCCGATGACGGAACTACTGGCCATGCGGCACCATCGGGAAGGCTGGATAGAGCTTCGCCACAGATTCCAACTGCTGCCGGATCGTCATCGGGCCGCGGAGCCGTTTCTTCAGCATCGCCTCGAGTGATGGCAACTTGCCGTTCATCGCCTGCACCGTAAACTTCGCCGTGTGCCATGACTGCGCGAGCGCACGCATGGCCGCGTCTTCATTGCGCCGCTTCTCGGCCACAAACTCACGAAACAAATCGCGGATGGTGGCATCGTCAAACTCTGACCGGCTCAGACCACAGCGCCGGGCCTGGAGCTGCCATTCGCGCCAGTCCCACGCTTCGCCCGAGCCTTCCGAGGGTTTGCCTTGACCGCTCCCAACTCCTGCACGTCCTGCGGATCCGGAGCCGTCGTATCGGCCAGTTCCCCGATGTGCTCCATGAGCCCAAACACGCCGCCCGCGTCATCGATCCAGTTGGGCATCATCTCGAGCGTCATCTCCGGGTGATACTTCCGGAGGCACGCCCACAGAAAGACAATGATGTGATCGATGGACGCGGACATGACGCGCTCCATCACAGCGCCCAGATCAGCCGCCGGCTGTCCGGGCTCCGTGAAATGGTTTTGGAGCGCGCGGAGCCCCGCCGTGCCCAACGTCAGCACATAGCGGCGATCCCCGACGATTAGATCGAATTCGCCCTTCCCAGTGTTGGCCATGACGCCCTACGGCAGCAGCGTGTCGTAAGCCGCGGTCGGCTGGAAGGACGCCGTAAAGTTGATCTTGTCGTCGCCCGTGATGCTGCCCGGCTGAAACTGCGACACGTAGCCGCGGAAGGGCCAGTCCGTGCCCGGTGAGCCGCCATCGTGCAGCGCGATCTTGAAGTTGTGCGTGGTGCGTGCGCGCCACATCGCCACGAGCCCGCCGCTGGCAAAGGCGCCGGAGCCGCCGCCCGCGTTGCTCTGGCTCTGCTCGTCCACGAGCCAGATGCCCTCGACGGTGAAGGCCGCCGAATCGCGCAGCCCGGCCATGTGCTCACGGTGCGCGTCCGGGCTCCGCAGATGCGTGCGATCGATGTCCGCGGTGTTCATCGCGCCGGGCGTGATGCTCACCACGGCCGCGATGGCCTCGAAGCTCTCAGGGCTGGCGCCGTCGCCAACCATGAGCTGCGCGCCGTAGCCGTGAATGGCGCCCTCTGCCGGATAAAAGGAATCGGTGCGGTCGCTCATGGTCTGCTCCTTATGCTGTCCAGTGAATCATGTAGTCTTGCCGAATGCGCCACGCGCGCACCTCTCCCGCTTCGTAGAACGGATCATCGTCCGCGATGAGCTCCGCATTCTTCATCTGGAATCCTGGCGTGCCGAGGATCCCAATCCAGCCCCAGAGCCCTGAGGCGCTGTGCCCGAGCCCGTCACCGCGGATGGCATCGGCCACCGCCTGCACGGCCGCATACGGATCCTGCCCAGGCACTTCCGCCGCGTAGGCATCAACCTGCACGCGCGCCCGTGCCGTAAACGCAGGCCCGCGCAAGTGCTGATCGCGCATGCTGGAGATGCGTTGCACGCGCACGGCCGGCAGCGTCGGATGCTGCGGCAGCTTCAGCATGTAGATGCGCTGTGACACCAGAGACGCCAGCGGCGTCACCTGCTCCAGCCGTGCCACTACTGCCTCAGCCGGGCTCATTCGGCAGACTCCAGCGCGGCCC